GACTTGTGCAATTTTGTGGTTAGACGTATTAAAACTAAATCCTAATAGTGAAATTGTCGGCAGTGCTGTTACTATCGCTAAGACTCTTGCTGGGCTGTTTTTATGAGAGTCAACATATACGAGTATGTAACACCTGTACGAACCGGAAAAAAAGACAGGATTGAATACAAGGTTATTAAAGATAAAACCTACCATAGTGACCGATACGGCAAAGATATAAGCATAAAAACCACTGATAAACCTTATGATGGTGCGACCGGTGCCAAGGATATTAATTCATTTGGCTGGTTATTTCATGACGTACTTAAAAGAGATAAAAAGTTTGCTGATGGTTCCTTATGTAGCAACTTGAGAGCGTCAAAGGTTTTGTATGACATACTAAAATCTGAGGGCCGATGGTTCAGAGCTAGGAGCTGGTTTATATCGACATTATTATGGGGTAAGTTTAACAAATGAATTTTATTACTGATTTTATCGGCGGGTTAATATCGCCGATATCCAAAACTATAACAAAAATAAACACAAACAAAACAGAGATTAAAAAGAAAAACATCGAAAGAATAATGGGTGCTGAGGATAAGTTAGCAGAATGGGAGGCTATTCAGGCTGAAAAGGGCGGTGGTTGGCGCGATGATTGGTTTAGTATTATTTTATCCGTGCCGTTAGTTGGTGCTTTTATACCTCCATTTGTACCGACAATCCTATCTGGCTTTGATGCGTTAAGCAAAATGCCAACTTATTATCAATATTGGGTCGCGGTTGCTATACTTTCATCATTTGGTGTAAGGGCTATAAGGAAATAGGCTTGACGAATGGATGAAGACGATAAAAAGATAGTTAAAAAATCAATCCGTGAGACTATAACCTTTGCTATAGTCGCGGCGTTTATCGTTACAATAGCTGTTTGTGTTGCCGGGTTGATATTCAGCCTACCGAGTTACTAATTAGGAAAGTAAAATGATAACAAGCATGATACGGCCAATGATTCGGCCAATGATAAGAGCGATGATTGGTGGAATAGGTGGATCTGTTGACCCAGTGCCGGGCTTTCTATTTCGCTACCTTATGGACGGTAACGACACTGCACTGACACCGGTTTTATCACCGGCAATCGTGTCAGGATTAGAGCTACCTGACCTAAAAGCATCGAATTTTAACGGTGCGGATCAATTCTATAATTCTAGTGACCTCGCACTAACAGGAGTTGAAACAGGAGCGTTCTCGGTAGTCGTTCGATTCAGAACGACCGCATTGATCAGTAAGGTTTTGGTTTCAACAGGAAATGGCGCAGACGCTTCGACATTTAGACTCAGAATTACAGGTACGGGGACTCTACAAATGCGTATCGGTGGAGGCAACCTTGTAACATCAGGTGGGTTTAACGACGGCAATTGGTATCATGTAGTTTACACCTACAGTGGATCGGGAGGGGAGTCTATTGTATACATAGATGGTGCGTTCAACAGCACTAAGTTAGGTGAAACATATAATCTTGTAGGTGCGGGCGCACTTCAAGTAGCCGCTCAAACTGCCACGGCTCTATTTGATGGCGATATAGATGGGGTTAGATTTTATGATAGAGTGCTAACTCCTACTGAAGTCACAGCACTCAATAACAATAGAATCTGGCAACCAACGGACATAACTACACTAGGTTGGTATGACCCAAGCAGATTAAGCACAATAATTTCATCGTCAAACTTGGTTAGTCAACTAACGGATATCGGCTCAAGTGGTATTGAGCATTTAATACAAGGTACTGCTCTTAATCAGATGTCTACAAGTGTCAGAACTGCTAATGGTTTAAACATACTGTCCAGCACATCAGCTGACCATACACTAGCTAGAGCTGGGTTTATTGTGCCAGCAAGTGGTAATTTATCATTGTCGTTTATAGCTCAAATTGATGGCCTTGAAGCAACCACAACATCCAGCTTGATGTCAATGGACTCTCCAACTGGTGATTGGCAATTTAACTCGCAGGGAACAACTCAGTTTGACGGTCAAATATCAACTAGTTTTCTAGGGATAGGTAACGTAAATCTATCAGGTGGTCCTTTTGATGATGTACTTAGATTGTGGACACTAGAGTTTAATTTTGATAACAGTACGCTGATGGTTTATGTTGACGGTATTCTTAGAGGGTCTAGCACTGATTACACTATTAAGCTTATCGAATCACAGTTACTCAGAGTATTCACAAACAGAGCCGGAACTCAATCAGTGTTTGGTGCGTTTGGTGAGATGATTATCACTGAGGATGTAACAGAGGCAACGAGACTAAATGTACAGAACTATCTAACTGATAAATGGATAAACCCATTCCCTGAGTTAGTGACTAATGGTTATTTTGCTAATGGTACAGATGATTGGTCGGTGGAGGGCGGGGCTACATTAAGCGTTACTGATGGTGTGATGAGGGTAGAGGACACATCAGGAGGCGGCCTATCACAAGCTTTTCAATTTGTTAACTTAGTGGCCGGTAAAACATATGTTGTAGAGTGTGACGCAAAAACTGTTGTCGGTACGTTTGCGCACTTTATAATCGGTAGAGAGGGCGGATCAGACTTTGACGAAAGATTAACGTCATTAACTACATTCAATACGCTTAGCATGGAGTTTACGCCTGTATTTACTAGTGGAGATGATGGTTTGGGTTACAGAGTTATATTGAGAGAGTCAGGAACCGTTCCAGGTGATATAGCAGAATTTAGAAATGTATCAGTAAGAGAGAAGAACTAGCCATGATGAATGTATTTACAACAGAGCTGGGCGCTAATAACGCTCAGGCTGTTGATTTTCAAATGTACAAAGACGCAAACCCATTACCGGAGCCAGTTATTCATTACGATGAAGATGGTGTTGAAGTGGAATTAGAAGAGCACTGTCAATATTGGGATATCACGATAAAGTGGAGCGAGGTAGTAAAACGAATCGATACTGATGAATGGTATTATGAAGTTTGCCCGGTAGGTATTCAGACGCACGAACAAAAAGAAATACAAGACAGCTGGTCTACACAAGATTAATATAATTACAAAATATAACGGAGTAATGAACAATGACAACTTTAGCTAACAATGAAGAAACAGCAATTTCTCAAGGTGTTTACGCTTTTGAAGTAACGGGAGCTTTAGATTTACAAATGAAGTTAGTTAGTGCATTTGTGACCATTAAAGATGGTTCATTTTCGGGTGCTGACACTGACTTAATTGAGTTACCAGCAACAGTATTAAAAGTCATTAACGCTGGCGCAAATACCATTACACTTAAAAAGGTTCGATAATGGCGGTATGGGCCGATAAATCACAGGCAATTAACAACTGGAAAGATAAGCCAGATTCAAACATCATTATAGATGGTGAGTTGAATATTGTTGTTATTGGTGCGTCTATCATGCACAGCTTAGTTAATACCTCTAGCGAACGACAACAGCTAGGGGATGACTTTGCCAGTAATGGCATTGTTGCTACTGCTTATGATAGAGCTACCGGTGGTTTTACAACTACTGATTTACTGGCTGAGTTACCGGCTACTTTATTGGAATTCAAAGGGCAAGAAGCTAACACTATATTCCCGCTTCATATTGGCGGCAATAACCTTACTCAGAATGGCGCATACCCGGCAGCTAATCCAACGTTAGTAACGGAATGGCGCGAAATTGTACAGATGATAATTGACGCTGGCTTTGTTGTGGTTCCTTCACCTATAAGTTACCGGGATAGTGTTGATTCAGTGCCTTATAACGTTAACGATCTAATACCTATCATTCAAGAGTTAACGCCTAAGTGGATAACCGGTAGCTCTGCCTTTTTTGACTTGTACCAATTGATTTTTAATAATCGTGATTGGCTAACTGATGGCACTCACTTGGATTCAACAGGCCAAGACTTAACACGCAAGTACATGGCTAAACAAATAAGCGATAATATAACCCAAGTCAATGTTCCTGTAATAATCTTACCTCCAACATCCGCAATCATGAGTGATGTTGTGATAGATTTAGGTAGCGAGGAAAACCCGGACATATTTAACAAGGTAGAAAGTAGTGGTACATTGACAGACCTTAGAGATATCGACGGAACTATCGTGCTAGGCTCATCATTCACCTTTGAAAGCGCAGGTGGTGCTAGTAACACAGGCAGAGGAAATGCTGGTGATACATCGACTAGCCTAACTAATGATATACTTTTAACTAATTTTATATTTAACGGCTCAAGTGGCACCAAAACCATAACGATTAATGTCGGTGATTTTGTACCTGCTGACACGTTTACCATAAAGATAACAGCCAGTAGAGATACGACGGCAATAGATAGAATTACAGAATATACAATTGATGGCGTAACGCTTGAAATTGACGCCGCTAACAATCCACCTTTGATAGTTGAGTTTAATAATGTCACAGGTCAGGAGCTGCTAGATAATGGTATACAGTGGAACAAGAAAGCCGGTAGCTCATTTGGTTACATTAACGGTATACGGATAATCAAAGAATAAACACAAGCCTTTATAATTACGTAAAGGCGGTCAACAACCGAAAGGACTGACAACATGACAGAAGAAAAAAAGACCAAGGCAGTTAAAAAGCCAGTCAAGAAAAGAAAGAAATCAACCACCACTGCCAACAAGCGCAGAGAGATCGATAGGAATGAATTAAAGAGATATTTAGCGGAGAGGGGAAAGCTATCGTATATCTTTGATAACCTTGAGAAATTAGAAGACCTTACACTGGACATGGATAATGTAATGGTCGCCCGATTAAATGCGGCTAATTCAGCGCGTTTATCCCTCCTTAAAAAATACTTACCAGATGAAAAATCAGTAGAACTCAAAAACGCAGAAGGCGAAGAATTCAAAACCGATAGCAAATGGGTAGTGGAGTTCGTCAATGCCGAAATTGAGGATTAATAAAAAGCTTGAGCCATTTATTACTAAACCCAAACAGTTAAAGATTGCCATAGGTGGCAGGGGTTCAGGTAAATCAATCGGCATAGGTGACGCATTAACATTTAAGATGGCAACCGAGAAAGCTGATATCTATTGTTTGCGTGAATTTCAAGATTCTATTAGTGATTCAGTACATCGTGTATTTGAAGGTGCGATTAATGACCGGCTAAAACTTGAAGGCTGGAACGTACAAGAGAAAAGAATTATATCCCCAGAGGGCGCGGTTACTTCTTACAAGGGAGCGTCTAGAAACCCTAACTCTATTCAGTCGGCTCAGGGTTACAAATACTCATGGTTTGAAGAAGCTCAGACAATGAGTCAAGCCTCTATTGATAAACTACTACCAACAATATTAAGAAACCCCGGCGCTGAGTGTTGGTTTAGTGCCAATCCTCAATCAAGTGCCGATCCATTTAGCCAACGTTTTATAGTTCCTTATCTAAGAGAGTTAGAAAGGTGCGGCTATTATGAAGATGATCTACATTTAATCATCGTCGTTAACTGGCGTGACAATCCGTGGTGGAATGCTGAGCAAGAAACATTAAGGCTATGGGATTACAGAAACTTATCTCGAGCTAAATACGATTGGATATGGGAAGGGAAATTTAACGATGAAGTTGAGGATTCAATCATTAAAGCTGAATGGTTCGATGCTTGCGTTGATGCTCATAAGATAGATAAGCTTAAGGAAGTATTTAAACCATTAGGCGCAAGGATAGCGGCGCACGACCCAAGTGATACCGGCAACGATAACAAAGGTTATGCAATGCGTCATGGCTCAATTGTTCAGCATATATACGAAAAGAATACGGGTGAGATAGATGTTGGTTGTGATTGGGCTACTAACTTAGCCAGAAAACACAAAGCTGATTGGTTTATCTGGGATGGTGACGGAATGGGCGCAGGGCTTAAGCGTCAAGTATCTAATAACTTAGATGGTACGAATGTTAAATACCAAATGTTTAAGGGCTCACTATCAGGTAAGGGACAAGATAACGCTGAGAAGATTTATCAACCCGGCTATGGCGACAAGTCTAACAACCTAACTAATGCGGAAGTGTTTAAAAATAACCGGTCACAATATTACATCATGCTAGCTGATAGGTGTTATAACACTTATCGTTGCGTGGTTAAGGGTGAGTATGTAGACCCTAGCGAGATGATTAGCTTTGATAGTGATGGTATCGAGAGTTTACCGGCGTTAAGATCGGAGTTGTGTCGTATACCAAGGAAGAACAATAGCAACGGATTACAACAACTGATGAACAAGCAAGAGATGAAGGGTCAAGGGATAGATTCCCCAGGCATGGCTGATTCAATAATGATGATAATGTTTACACCACCATTAAAGAAAAAGCGCAAGAGTTTAAATTATGGGGCGGCTGCTGTGGTCTAGCTCCTTTTATAGTTACTGGCAGGACTTCTGCCAGTAGTATTGCCCATGTATCTAGGCGCTGATAGTGTACGCCTAGCCAGAGTTAAACAGGTACAAGTTACCGCTAACACATCATCGTGAACTAGTCGCTCAATTACTGTGTCGGTGTTGTCGCATTTAAAGTTTCTAAGCTTACGCATGGTGCCTCCCCTTTTTTAATTACTGATATCGGCATATAAAATACATGAGAAAGCACACCGTAATCATCATGAAACTTAACAAAGCCACCATCAACACAGCAGCTAGCAGCGCCTAATAACTCAAGCGTTGATTCGCTATTCACCACCTCAAACTCGAATGTCATGATTTCAATTTCACCCATTTAATTTATCCTCCTAATGTGATCTTCTATCATCTCAGATAGAGCGTTTACCTGCTTATTTGTTAGCTGAACGTTAAAGCCACTAAGCTTGTTACATACTTGGTCATTTAGCTTTTGCCTACCAAGCCAAGACATATAACCGTACTTAGATACGTATTGATTTCTAGTCATTTAATTTATCTCCCGTGGTTTACATGAAATCCAAACTCATACTCGGCGTCTAGCCTAGATTTAACGGCGTCGGATAAGTTGACGTAATAACCTAAGTGCTTGCGCTTTCTGTTAACGTCAATGTAAGACATCCACCTACCTGTAGGTTTAAATAATATAACCCCAACAAAACCAGACTTGTTAGATTTCTGTTTTGGCATGTTCTTATTATTCTCATGCTGAGTAACATTTCTTAGGTTAGACATCCTATTATCTAGTTTATCGCCGTTTTGATGATCAACAAACTCAGGCACCTCCCTGTTATGTATAAACCAAGCCAGCCTATGAGATAAAAAGAAATTCTTACCTATTTGTATCTGTCTGTACCCGTCCTTCCTGATTGTGCCAGCCTCTACATCCTCGTTATGCCTTTTTAGTGAGCCATTCAAAGGGCAATAATTAATAATATTAGCGGCTCGGTTAAAGTCATTGATTGTATTCATCCTATCCCCTTTATCATCTTATCAAGCTTGTCGTGCTTATCAGGATTGGCAAGCATTCGCTCATATGTTCGCCTACAAATACCCCAGTACTCGCAAAACTCCCTGACTAACACCCCTTTATCATGTAGCTTTTCTGTAAAACGATTCATTTAAGTGACTCTTTGTTAGTGTAGTACGACAAAGTGTGAGTATACAATAATACCTATCTAGTTGCTATACTGTATAAAACTTAAATAAAGGCTTGTTTAGATGGGAAAGATGTCGGAAGGTGAGTTGGTCTCGCTATTGGCTCAGGCAGAGGATCAGGCTGCTATTTATAATGGTGAATTCTCAAGGGAGAATACCAAATTCTTATCCGCATACTTAGCCGATAAAACCGGTGACTTTGCCGCTATTCCCAATCAATCAAGCGTAGTATCAACTGATATTGCCGATGTTATTGAGGCTGATATGCCAGCCTTGATGCGTATCTTCTATGGTTCAGGTGATGTTGTTACATTCCAGCCTAATACTGATAACCCTGTCGAAGCTCAAGAGGCGGAAGAAAAAACCAAGTACGTTAACTGGATTGTACGCAATCAACCAGAGTC